GCCTGCTGGACATTGATATCACTGTATATCAGGATGCCATTGGTAGTCTGGAAATCGCCTATCAGTGTCTCTATCCTTTTCTGAAACGCACTTAGAACCTTATCCAGGTTTCTTTCGAACCATTCTATTTGTTCATCTAAGATTTTGTCATACATTATTCGAACATTCCCGTGGTCAGATTAGGAGTGCGATATATCGCATTCTCGCTATCTATCTGCTTTTTTCTTTCTATGGCGCCCTGACGGTCTAAGTCCTGATTATCTTCCATTATGGCGTCTATAATGGACATTGTCCCATTCGCCAGTTTCAATGTGCGTATCTGCTCCAGCTCCATCTGATTCGGCGTTACCTGCACATCGGCATAATCTATATTTATGTCTGCATCAGTAGGCAGATTGACTTTCCCGTATATCCTTTTGCAATCCATAATTAGCTGGACTAATTCTCTGATTGATTCACGATATACTGAGCGTTTCGCCTGATTGTGGTCTATGACGCCAGTCATTGAAAGCCTGAGCTGATAGCCTGAGCTATAGTTCGCACCACCACGAATGAAATCAGTAGAGATGCCCAGCAATGCAGCAGCGAGAGATATCTGGTCATTGATGACCTGCCAGATACTGTTCAGATTCACGCCAGGATTAATGTAATACGCTTTGCCTTGCAAGGTTCCCGTAATTTTGTCTTTCGGGATATTCAGAAATCTGCTCACATTCGAAGTAATGACCTGCGACTCAGGCATTCCTTCAGTGACCATAGTAGCGAAAGACTGAAAGTCTATGCCCATATTGAATGCAGTCAATTGAAGATTAGCTGTTTCATTCGCTTTCATAATGGGATACCCACTATCAATCCAGAAACGGTTCATTGGAAGCTCAATAGAAAACCATATCACAGGAATACGCCCATAGACATTGGGAGCTTCCGTGCCAGGTATAGGCTCTATCTTTCCATTCATTAGAATCTCTATTTCCTGATAGGTGTCCTCAGTCCAGAACGCATAGCGATTGCCTTTCTGAGCGATGAGTGTATTCTCACGGTTCAGAATAGGATATGCGAGTGCGTCTAATTGTGTCGGATCTTTCTCATTCTGCCATACAGTCACCTTGTCAGGCGTTATGAGCTGGAGATAGACACGGTCTCTCTTTGCGTCATAATGTGGAAGCACACCTACCTGATGGCAAGCCTCACAGATGCTGTCAATCTGTCCTAAGACCTGATAGAGCTTGCATTCATTCAATAGCTTGGAAAACTCCTGAGCCACTGCTGAAGTCTCATCAATGCCTCTAAGATTGATTGCGGGATCGTTCTGGAATAACTTCGCCAGCTGTCGCACCATTGATTTTGCCAAAGGAATTGTAACCATAAAAGGCAATACATCTGCATAAGTGTTAGGATAGCGATATCTGAGTGCCTTCTCAAGAAAAGGTTCCTGGATATCGTCATAATAGCATAGAGCCTTGTATGCACGCTCTTTTCTACGCTCCTCATTCTTTATGAGAGCTTCTATTTGTGCCGCCTGTATTAGAACTTCGGAATAGCTCATACTCGCACCCAATCCCTATTCTGTTCTTTTTCCAGCGAATTGATAAGAATGACATTTCGCAATGCATCAGATATATGCGTCAGCATCGTTCCTGCAGGCTTTTCTATCTGCCCATAATTATCCGTAACGACCTGCTCAAGGTCAGCAATAAGATGCGTGCACGACGGGTCAATCACTATCCTATCGTGATCGAATGCACCATTGGTGAGATTCAGGCTATGACGCTGTGTGAAGCCATATCTATAGCGAAGTTCGAAACCCTTTCGCTGAAGTATCTCCAGATCAGAAATATCGGAGCTCGTTTTCCGTGAACCGCCTGTCGGATCAGGGTAAATGATGATTGGATAGTCTCCGCCATAATCAGCGTAAATAAGGTCTGCCAGCATAAAAGTATTGGCATTCAGGACATAGTATTCGCTGAAGACTTTGTATGTGTCTCCCTCGAAATATCCCACACACGCAGTCATAGGATGGACATTGAAATCGACGCCTATATGAAGCGTCGTGCCTCTTTCAGGTTTCGGGACTTCAGCAATATGACGCTCACGCTGAAATGCGTAATATGCAGCAAGACTGTTCAGATTCACGAATTCGCCCTCCAGATAAGCTCGTGCCATATTTCTGTCATAGCTCGCCAGAATGTCGTCTATATAAGACTTGCTGAGGTGGTAATTATCATAAGTCCGTGCACGGATTAATTTCGTTCCTGGATTCGGGTTGTGCTGGAGAATTTCATAGCAGGTGGAAAATCCTTCAGGTGAGCTCACGAGATAGAATTGCGAATCTGTGCGTCCTCTCAGTCTTTCACGGAAGCGCTTCACTATCTTTTCACCTTTCGGCATAGGAATGGAATCGAGCTCATCTACGCCTGCATCCGTGAAAGTCTCGCCAATAATGCGTTCTGGATGCTGAAGCGATTTGATTGCGACCCGCCCGAATACGCAGGTAATCTGCAGTCCTGAAATATTCGCCGTGAACGGGATATTGCAACTTTCCAGAAGCTCGCAGAAGGGATAGAAAAATATATTCTTTCCCATATCGTATGTAGGATAGCCTATTCCTATATTCGCTTTCGCATTCGCACCAGGACGGCTCATCAGGCAGATCAGAGTCTTGAAAAGGAATGCAACACTCTTTCCAGAGCCAAGACCGCCCACAAGTCCAAGCGTCCTGTCCCAAGAATTCAGGAACTCCCACTGATGCGGGAGAAAGTCTTCTTCGTGAAGCTCAATCTTTAGCATTATCGTCTGATTCCGCTAATTGTTTCGGTTTCAAGATTATAGTCACTGCAGGAAAAGATTCACCATCAGGAATATCTTTCTGACCAAGATACTGTTTGCCAAGCCATACTAAAAGTGTAGGATTATGTTCTTGAATCGCTGTCTTGACCTGAGCTTCGGACAGTTTCATCTTCATTGACGAAAATCCGTTTTTATATGCCTTGGAAAATTCAGAATCTTCGTCTTGCATGGCAGCTCGGATTGTATCTACGTGGCAGCCGATCTGCTCAGCCATTGTGTCGTATGTGGCACGGAAATAGCCAAATATTTTGGCTTGCTTAGGATCAAGCTCAATGCGCGGTCTGCCTACTGGTTTCTTTGCCTTGCCTCTTTTGGTCGTAGCCATTTTATTTATCCCACGGCATGCCGATGCCGAAGTGTCCCCACTCTGCTGTTTTATCTGGATGCTTCGGCGTTACACATTCAGCGGTTCTAATCATTCGATGCTCCTTGCGGACATTGTCTCGTCATACATATATCTCGCCATTGATCTTTATTTCTATGCTGCTGTCCAGCTTGCGCATCCTGTCAACTATCACTTGGCAATACTGCTCTGATATTTCCATTCTGCAGACAAAATAATCAAGCCTAAAAACTTGTCAAGTATTTTTTTTGGTTTTTGGCGGAAATTCATATTATTTTTTCTTCTTCTCAGTTTTTATGTGTTTGAACATCTCTATTTGCATCAATCGTTTCTCTGCCTCTTCTTTACTTTTGTATGTACCCAGATTTCTCCCTGTATGGTCTTTCACGGTCCATCCTTTGTTTGTGCGAACTATCA